TTTAAATTTCGATGGTTTATTACATATTACACCATTTTTATCAACGGCAATACAATTATGTGTTTCTTGTTCTGAAATATTAACAGTATCCCATTTTGTAATGGTAAAATCTTCTAACTCAACTTTCTCAAAAAGACAAAACGCTAAATTCTTGATACCAACATCTATACTAAGTATTTTCATATTTAATTAAATTATTAAAATACTTGTTATTAAATCATTTTCCAAATAAAGATTTATTGTTTATCGTTTATTCATATTTGTAGGCGGCACAATAGATGGTGCAATTAACCTAGAGTTCAATTGTTCGCGGGACAAGTAAGGATTTTTCAAATCGCTGTTACAGTATCCAAACCCAGGTTTACCAGTGTCAAATGTAGACCTAAATGTATAAGGCACATTGTCGGAAGGTGTTTTGCCTGTTTGGACGTGAGGGTCAAGACCCAATTCGTAGCACGCCTCGGTAGTATTATAGTTCATAATTTGAAGACCATTTTGCTGTAAATATTGGCGATATGTCCAGTTATTTGTAATGCCTTCTTTTTGCTGTATTCTATTGTTGACAGCAGCGTCTGGGGTCCAACTGCTCCATATTCTTGAATCATTCATGATAGGAGGAGAATTAAAATGAATATTATTAGATCCGCTATAACACGTAGCCCAAGCCATTTTATATATTTACAAGATAAAATTCTTATTCAATTCCAAGCAATTTAAGTAATTCGTTTTTCTTCAACTTTGAAGAATCCGATGAGAGACCCTTTTCAGAAACCACACTTCTTAATTTGGGTAGCGCCATTTTTTTATAATCGACAGATTGCTCTGTTTTGGTTTCTTCTAAAGTAATATTAATTGATTTTAGGTCCATGAAATTATCTATTTTTTTAACATCATTGTTTTCGGTTTCCTTAATGGATTCACTACTAGTACTACTATTGTCGTCGAATTCTTCTAAACTTGCTTCGTCTAAACTTGCTTCGTCTAAACTTGCTTCGTCTAAACTAACTTCGTCTAAATCTTCTAAGACAGAGTTGACTTCTTCATCTAAACCGTCTATTTGGTTTAGATCTTCACTAATGTTCAACCTAAAAACTTTAATATTTTTGGGTTGTTCTTCATCAGAATCAGAATCTTCATCAGACACTGTTTCATCATCAGAATCAACATAAGAGTCATCATCTGACTCGCTATCCTCATCGTCCGAAACAGCGATTAAATTATTATCATTTTGAACAATTTTTGTTTCTAAATTATATTCTTTATTTTGAAAAAATGGCACTTGTTGTTGCGTTTGAGGATTCATTGTTAACTGATGAATAATCATTTTAGTACCATTTACTTCTTCGGCTAAAGAAGAAACAAGACTTAACATGGCAGAAATTTTGTGATTTTGTTCTCTAAATTTACTTTCAAAATATACAACAAGTAACGCTACTACGAGCACTAATATTCCTAAAAACATTAAAAAAGTTGGATTAAATAAATCTGTTAAAGATGCCATATTATTACAAAGAGGATATATAAATTAATTATTTAATTTAACGAATTAGTTTATATTTATTTTCTATATTTTCTTGATTTCTTTTTACCACCCATACTTTGCCTTATAAAAGACTCTGATATATAACTATCATCTTCTGGTATATTATTTATCTTATTGTATTGGTCATCATATTCACGGGTTGTTTCTTGATCATCAAAATCACGCCCATCTGTAGTCCAGTTTTTAAATTTATTTTTTAAAGTTATACAACAATTTTTATTTAACATATTTTTTAAAGGATTACTATTCATACAATATTTTTGATAATTACCGTGTAACCCATCATAACTAAGTTGACTAAATGGTAATCGCTCGCATTCGTTGGCGCCACCTTTTCTAGATTTTCTAGAAGTTTTTCTAGATTTTCTAAAAGTTTTTCTAGATTTCTTATAAGTTTTTCTAGATTTCATATTTCTACGTGTTGCCATTATTTATATATTTGTATTAGAAATTATTTCTGCAGGATAATCCATCGCCGTTAATACCGCTATACCACCCTTAACTTCCGAAATCCCGTCAACTAATTTATATTTATAGACTAATTTATTTTCCTTTTTTTCTGTCTCCATATGACAATTCAAAATGCTCTTGTTTTTTCCCAATTTTTTACAAACCTTAATAAAATGCGTTGTTAGAATACAAGATACATTTTGATTCTTAATTAGATAATTCAAAAAAGCAGTAGAACTTGTCACCGCTTCGTCCGGGTTGGTACCAGAATATAATTCATCAAACCCACAAAAATGTGTTTCGTCTTCGTTCGTTTTTACTATATCCAAAATATCTTTACACCGTCGCGCTTCAGCTTGGAATAAACTATCGCGTCCAGATGTGTCGGGAATATTTAAATAGCAGTGAATATATTTGAAAGGGTTTAACTGTGCGTAATCGTAAAATCCACATCCAAATTGCTGCGTTAAAATAATATTTATCAGTGTAGATTTAAGTATGGTGGTTTTACCGGATGCGTTTGGACCAGTAAGAATGATATTTTTCTTAAATTTGACTGTGTTTTTAATAGGGTTTTCATCTTTCAGAGGACCGTAATAACTATTTTTAAACTGCGATTTACCTTTGCTCTTGACAAATGACGAATAATTAATTTTTCTCTCTTCAATATTATTTTGTAACCCTTCAAGACAATCAACATATCCGTTAAACCCCAAGGAATAAGCAATAGTTTCATTGTAAACAGTCTCGTCATATAATTCATAAAAGTATTTTAATACATAACCAATTTCTTGTATCTTTTTGTAACTAGTTAATTTATATTCGGTTATAGTAGATATTTTTCTTCTCAATTCTTCTAGTTTTTGTTTTTTCTCTCTTAACGCCTTACAGAAATCATTTTGAGTTGGGTATTCTGAAGCGTAAACTAAATAATTGTCCATTGTTTTAATTGTATAATCTAGATATTTACTGATTTCATTAAAATGATTATGAATTTTAACCATATTAGCGTGAAATTTAATAAAAACATGTATATTTTGATAAATAGAAAATATATAAAACGCTGCCGAAATTAACAAATATATTTTTTCATTGACAGTGACATCATTAAACTGTGTAAATAGTTTTCCAATTGCGTGCGATTCTGCCAAAACCTTTAAAACTTCAATGTATTCACTAACCGTTAACTCATGACCTTTCATTTTAATAATAAAAAAAGGCACAATCAATATAAAAATCGGAGTAAGAAGCGACAAAATCGGAGACGCTAAATTATATAAACTCATAAATTGGAGGAAATGTTCTGATTTATTAAGAAATTCTAACGCGGACCAATCTATGTAATAATATTTTCCCTTGAAATCTGTTTCACATTTGATTTCATTCCATAATTCCACAATATTTTTGTAGTTTGGCGAATAAGTAGTGTATTTTTTGTCAAGACGTTTATACCCTTTTAAAAAATCTTGGTTTTGATTAATAAAATCAATGTCTGTGGTGTAATATTCGGAAACCTGTTCAATAAGTTTTTCAGAAATGGTATTATCATTATTAAAAAAATAATTATATATTGGTTTACAACCAGACGCGTCGACGGTTTGAATTAACTCTAAATCAGTAACAATGTGTTGTTTTATTTTCATCTTTTTATCATTGTAATAAATGGGTAATTTGAAATGTTCATTAATTTCATTGACTACAGATTTATTATTATTTGTATTATTGCAAGCGTTATCAAACATTAATTATATTTTTATAAGAAATATAATTAATTTATTTTACGAATTCATTTTTAACAAATTCATTTTTTACCAAATTCATTTTTTACCAAATTCATTTTTTACCAAATTCATTTTTTACCAATTCATTTTTTACCAATTCATTTTTTACAATGGTTTAAGTTAAAATGTTTCCTAAATCAGCGGGCATTTCATTAATTTGAGTGTTGTAATGACTTTCAATTTCCTTCATTTTGGCGAAATCACGTCTGGTTACAAAATTAAGACCAGTACCTTTTCTTCCCCATCGTCCACTTCTACCGATTCTATGTAAATAAGTATGAACACATTTAGGTATATCAAAATTAATAACAACCGATACTTGTTGAATATCAATGCCTCTAGCAGTAACATTTGATGAAATTAAAACACGCATCGCACCAGTTCTAAATTGATTAAATGCGGTCATTCTGGCCGACGAATCCATGCCACTATGAATACAACATACAGGGAATTCATCTTCCTTCATAGCTTCATATAAATCAACAACACGTTTAACACTGTTACAATAAATAATACAACAAGACAATTGAGCAATCGAAAACAAATGTTTCAATGTTGCGTATTTTTGTCTGTCGTCATCAACCGCAATATAATACTGTCCGATGCCGTCTAATGTGAGCATTTCTGATTTAATACTGATTTTTACAGGGTTTCGCATAATTTTATCAATAAGCGGCATAACACTTTCAGGTAAAGTGGCGCTAAATAAGGCTACTTGAATTTCGCTATTAAAATATTGAAAAATGTTATATACTTGTTCTTTAAATCCTGCCGATAACATTTCATCTGCTTCATCGAGAATAACCAGTTTAATGGTCTTGGTTGAGATTTTGTCCCTGCGCAACATATCATAAACACGACCAGGACATCCACAAATAATATGAGGTGTGTTTTTATTTGAAAAACTCGATTTTTCCTCGTATGCCGACCCACCAAATACTGTTTGAACACGCAATGCTTCCTTTTTACTGTTTACAATCATTCCGCCGAGTGAATTAATAACCTTTGCTGTTTGAGTTGTAAGTTCTCTAGTAGGAGATAAAATCAAAACCTGTGTTGCGTTCTTTTCCATATCTATGATTGATAATGCTCCAATTGAAAATGTCGCTGTTTTACCAGTTCCAGATTGCGCTTGTGCAACAATGTCTCTTCCCATCATAATAGGTTTGATCGCTTTTTGTTGAATAGGACTTGGTTTTTCAAAACCATAAGCGTATATTCCTCTTAATATATTAGTATCTAATTCCAATTCTTCCCAAGATTTTATTTCATATGAAGATTCTGTTACTTCTTCAGTATTGCTAGTTTCGTTAACTTCGTTTTCAGTTGACATTTATATACATTAATTACAATAAATCTATTTAAGTGTATTTTTTATTATTAATTATATTTAAAAAAATTGATATAAATGTAATAAAGTAAGATATAATATACAAATCCAATGACTGCTAAATTAACCAAATATTTATTACTTGATTTTAATAACTTGTTGTTTAACGGGTTTAATTATGAATTGCCTGCTGAAACAATTGGTATAATTTCAGAGTTGGCACTAGAAGTTGGTTCTCCAGATTATGTAAAAACACCTATATTTCAAAAAAGAGAAAACCCTATGAAAACATCAATGAATGATGATGGAGATAGAAATTGGAGTGTTGGTGGAGGATCTAATGGTGGAGTAGTAGGATCTAAGAAAAGAAGAGGTGGAAACAAGAACGCTGAGGTTAGTGAAGGTGAATGGGAAACTATAAGAAGTTTTCAAACTACAAAAATTGAAGATCGTGAAGGTATTGATTATGAAATAGATAACATAAGAACTTATTTAAATAAAATAACCGACAAAAATTTTGATGACTTTTGCCCTAAAATTATGGAATTATTAGAATGTATTATTAGTGGAACAACTGAAGATATTAAACAAGTAAGTTTGGCAATTTTTGACATTGCTTCTACAAATAGATTTTATTCTAAAATATACGCTGATTTATATACTAAAATAATTAAAAAATATGATGTAATGAAAGGTTCATTTGAAGAAAGTCTAAGTAATTTTTCGGAATTATTTAACGTAATTGAATATATTGATCCAAATGTAGATTATGATAGGTTTTGTAAGATAAACAAGGATAATGAAAAACGAAAGGCGTTGGGCGCATTCTTTATAAATTTAAGTATAAATGGTATGATTCCTCTAGCAACAATTCAAAATATTACTAGGACTCTACTATCTCAAATATATAAATACATTTCAGAGGAAAATAAAAAAAATGAGGTTGATGAACTTACAGAAAATGTTGCGTTGTTTTATAAAAAGGAGTTTTATGATAATAATGTGAAGTATGAGTTAATTGAAGGTTATACAATTACTGAAATTATTGAAAGAGTCGCAATTAGTAAAGTAAAGGATTACAAGAGTTTAACAAATAAAACAATATTTAAATTTATGGATATGATTGATATGTAATATGTAAAAATAAAATAAAAAATAATTTAAATATTATTATTATATAAATAATAATGAATAATGATAATGATAATGATGATGGAGAGAATGTGTTTTTTTCATTAGATG